TCTGTAATGATAAAAACAGGTAATATTCCCATTTTTTGAGCTTGGACTGCGGCTTCTAATAATGCTGTAGTTTTACCTGTATCAGAGTGACCTCTAAGTAATGTAATGTGTCCCATTGGTATACCAGGTACCCCAGCAATTTCTTGAAAAGCAGGTGATAAGGGTATCCATTTTTGTTCTTTAAATTTGACATTTTTATCTAAACCTTTAGATGATTTAAATTTATTTAAGTCAAATTTACTCTTAATCTCGGCAGACACTGCTGCCGAGAGAGATTTGGATATTTTTTTCGCCATACTTAGAAAGGTAGATCATCAGTTTTGTTATCACTTCCAAACATTGAATCAAAAGCATCTGCTTTATTTTTCTTTACTCCTTCAGAATTAGTATCTAAACTAAAATTTGATGTAGAAGGGGCTGCTGCCTTTTCAGTTGGAAATGCATTTTCACTTACATTATCTGATTCTGTTTCTTCTGGTGATAACCACTTTTCTAATGCTACTTTCATTTCATCAAATGAATATTTTTTAAACAATCCTTCTTTTGGGTTAGGTTGTTCACTTGTCCAAGATTCTACTTGAGACGGATCTTCACTTAATGGTGAAGTCTTTAATCTAACACGTACTGATGATTTATTATACGGAGTACCAGTTGATTCTGGTCCTACTGTTTCGATTGTAAGATCTCTACCACCTACAATATCTGTGTAATCCCCAATTTCATCATCAACCGCTAGTGCTAATAATTCTTCATATACTTGCTTACCAAATTGCCATAATCTAACACCTTTATCTTCTTCCCCACGTACTACTACAGGAACGAAAATACGGTTTTTAGCATCTAATTTTTTAGCTAGTAAATAATTTTCCTTGTTATACTCTTCACGTAGTTTCCCAGCGAATAGTGCAATTGGGTCTTTCTCACCAAAATTTGTTGGTGAAATCATTACCTTATTGGTAATACCATAATAGAACTTTAACTCAGTAAACGGGTTAGAAGGATCATACGCTGAGGGTACAATTCTAATTTGTTGTTTACCAACTGTTGGTCTCCAAAAAATGGTTGTGTAATCGGTCTTTTGACCACCCTGTGGTTTTGATTGGAGGGTATCCAATTTCTGTTTTAGTGCATTTAAATCCATAATGTAACTTATTTTTAATTATAACTGTTTATATGTAACTGAATATACGAACTATATTTTGGGGAGCCAAATTATAGGTCAATTATTTTGTAAATTTTTGTATTTAATTGTTTTAACTCGTTATGTTGAGTAAGAAGAATGCAATTTCTGTAATGTTGCCAATCTACCTTAAATTTGGTATCTACTACCCCTCCATTTAATTGTTTAATGAGGCCATTAAGTGCATTAATAGTATATAAGGTGTTAGATTCCTTTTTACGATGTACTAAAATTGTTTGTTCTGGGATTGAATCCACATTTCCTTGGTCTACATTATAAGTTACAACATATTCATCTTTGCCCACTATTTCAAGGACAAACATTTTATTATATATAATGGTGTATTTACTTGTAATTTCTTCCAATAAAGAATCTAAATTCTCTAAATTAGTAAATGTACAAAACAGTTTATTATTCAAATCTCCTAAATTTTGTAATGATGTTATTACATCATAGTTCGTATTATACGTATTAGGATTATTCTGTAAAATTGTAGTCATAACCTTCTATTTCTTTAATGTTTAATTTATATTTTTTAAATACTTCTCTTAATTCATTTAAAACCTCTACTTCTGTATCATCTATATCAAATAAAAATGAATCATATGTATAAAGTACTAACTTTGTTTTGCAACCACGTAGTATAACACACATATCCCATAATATACAAACGTTCATTGACGTCTCCAAATTTTGTAGTATATAATTAAACAACTTTTGTGGGTTCATGTTATCTAATTTTTCCTTTTCGTATATGTACCCAGAAATCTTACATTCTATAAACCCGTCGCTCTCAAATTTACGCCATGTTTCTCCTACGTATTTTTCGATTCCTTGAAAGAATTCCAAGTGTCTATAATTCTCGAAAACACCTCCATAGAGCTGTTTGAAGGTAAGTTCTTTTGATTTTTTATAATCCACATTATATAAGGTAGCAAAATGAGCGTGGATATCAATATTGGCAAAATCATAACCAATGAGACTAGCAGCCAAGCTAGGATGGTAAGCGCTAATATCAATTTCCACAAACTTATTATTACGTGGTATAAAACTTTTCCTACATCCGTTTTCTTTATTAAGTGCTGCATAATTTACATTTTTAAATTTATTTGATGGTCTTGTTGTTGTTGTTTTTAAGTTGAACTGAGTGTTAACGTATTCACCGTCAACGGCGTGGAAGTATTCACTGAAGGTTTCATTACATATGCGTATGCCACTTCGCTCGATAGCGTTGAATACCACGGATACTCTACTGTTAAAGAATTCATCATATTTTGTTTTTTCTTTGTTAATATTCGCTTTTAGATCTCTAAAAATGTTCTCACACAATTCATAATGTTTAACAATCGGTATAATTGCGTTTAACTCTAGGTTATCTTTATGTTTACGGTAGTATAAATCATGTGTTGTTGTTGTAGGTCGTATATACGTAGTAGGTGGGCGATTTATGTCGCTAAGAGCTTTGTTTAAGTTTGGGTAATAATGTAATAATTCTTTTTTATCCCTACAATATAATATTTCAAACTTTTCTAGTAAATCGTTTATACGCGTGTTTAACGCATTTAAAGCTTCACTATGCGTAACACATACCATAAAGCCTTTAGTTGCTAAAATTGGTCTAATATACACTAAACTTACACGGTTTTGTGATGGGTGTATGGTGTCATTAAAGGGTATTACCTCAATGAAAGCCTCCCTATAACTACTGTTTATTAAAACCTTTAATTGCTCCTCGTCTTCTACTAACCAATACATTTATAACCATTTTACTCCAATATACGACAGATTTATCTAGTATCCACTTTTTCTCGAGATGTTTTTTCTTATTGATGTCCCTACCTCATTGTTTAAGGATACTTTAATTTTTGTAATTTCTTCCTCCCCAACAAAAGGAATAAGAGTAGAATGTTGAGTAGGTTTATGGAATTTTCCTTCCATCATTACCCCTCTATTTGAATGAACATGGTAATACCCAACATAGTTTTCCCCTGTTGGTACCAATTTTAATTCATTCCCGTTAGTATAAAAATAATTTGGGGTTGATGATTTATAAAATTTACAAAATCTTAATTTAAAGAATTCCTCAAACCCATACCATTTTAGGTTTGTAGATGTTTGTTTTGCTAAGTTTTTATTAACTTTATAAACATCAATAGGGTTGCCTGATATATTCCAGTTTAAGTAGGATGGAGTATATAATTGGTACTGAGTATTTGGGTTTTCGTTTAGATAGTTATTATAAGTATCAACATCGATTTCCATATACTTTAATTCATTGTTCTTTTTTAGGAAGTATCTTTGATATTCTCCAGTATCGTATTCTTCCTTAGTTGGGAATATTATACTAGACATAGGGGAAGAAGCATTACTTATAGGAGAACCAACTGCACCTACATAAGCTGGGGGGAGATATGAAATATTAGCTTCTTCTGTTGTATAAGCTCCAGTTTTACCTGCTTCTACATCTTGGGCTGCATTATTTTCATTATTAGGGATTAATGGGTTGTTAGGTCCGTCTTGAGGTGTTTTACCACTAAAGTATTTACCATCAGAAGTTGAATAGTAATCACCGGTATATACCTCTCCGGTTGCTGCTAAAAGATAGTCTCCAGTAGCAGTGTATAAATTGGGCGTTATTTGTGATAGAGGATAATACATTATAAGCTTCCTATTTCCATTAACATTTCTAATATTTCTTTTTGTGGTAAAATATCACTTTTATCTGTTCTATAAGAACAATGAGTATAAATACCAGGTTGTCCTCCCATTGCAATATTTGATTTCCTATTAGCTTTCGGGAAGAGTTCTTTATAGTTAGTTTTATTTAAATAAACTGGAATGTTAAATTTATTTTTTAATTCTATGATTAAAGATTTAACTGTTGAAATTTGTTCTGGGGTGTATTTTTGGAATCTTTCTTGGGAATTGAATTTATTAATATACCTATACCCCTTTGCCAGTTTTACTATATTATTATTATCATCAACCGTATATGGGTCTGCTATTTCATTTTCAGGTATTACTTTACCGGTCCATGCAACCCAACCTTTATCCGTTTTTTTAAGTCTACCTAATGAAACTATTTCAATTCCTATACTTATTCTATTTAATCTATCAGTTCCTGGGTTAGATCCTAGATGTCTTGACCAATATTCTAAAGGAAAAACATGCTCATTAAAACCATTTCTATCTATATGGTAATGTGTAGCTAGTGGGTATGGTTTTTCAGACCATCCTCTTATATCTCCAGCAGCATTTGTAACCCCAGCGGTATGGTGTAATACTATTTGGGTTTTAGTTGATGCTTCTGGGACGTAAATTAAGTTTTGGCATTTTTCTCTCCATTTATTTGAAAGGTTTGTATTATCTAAAGGTATACTTGTAGTTAAAGATACTCTAGGGGCATCTCCTTCTAATAATACAAAGTCTTCAGATTGTTGGTTTACAATATCCTCTACTACCCCACTAGTAAATGCATCTAAACTTTCTTCTTTTGTTTTAGGTGTACTAATTGTTTCTAAAGAAGTAGACCAAGTATTATCTCCTATTTGATGGTTAACCTTTGAAATTACAAAATCTAATGCTTTAGGATATTGAGCGGGGAGAAAACCCTGTCTTATTTTTAAACTATTATATATCCCAATACCTGATATTCCATCACACGTTAGTCCTAAAGAAGCAGGAATAAATCCTATTTTAGTTGATGGTGTACCAGTTGCAGCATATAACCCATTATCAATAATATTAACATAAGCTTTAAATGATTGTTTACCTTGTTTAATAAATTCTGGATTTAAATGAAAATAATACCCATTTGTATCTAAAGTCCCATTAGCTTTACCTCTGAAACTTTGAATTAAATATCTAATATAATTATTAGAAAATTTTTTTAATTCTTTTACTTCAGGTACAAGGGCTTTATCATTTATATCCTCAATTACATCTTCTACATATTCATGCCATTCGGTATTTGAATAATTATTTCCAGTAATAGGACAACTTTCTACATCTTTATGAACTTTAAAGGTTATACCAAACTTTGTTGATTTTCTGTTACTTCTTCTAAATGGACCCCAATGGGTATCAGTTACTGATTTATAAAAATGGTCCTTCATTTCATTAACCTGAGCTAGGGTTAATGGTTTATATATGTTATCACTAGGTTTAACTACAATATTTTTGCTTTTATCTTCGGTTTTAGGGTCTTTTAAATCAAATTGATATTGATCTCTTAAACCTGAGTTCCAATTAGAAAAAGCAGTAGCATCATAATTTTTAGTCGAAGAACCATTTGCTGTAGCCCCTATTGATATCATAGAAGAAAGTGAGGAATCAATTTTAGTTTTAAAGCTAAAATCTTGGACTATGTTGGATTGGGTTTTACCTGTTGTATCTCCTTCTTTAGGTAGACCATAACCAAATAGTTCAAAATTAGGTTTTTGTGTAAAAAATTCTTTAAACGAACTTTGTTCAATCCCCCTTATTTTATTTTGGTCTTGTATCGTAATAACACTATCGTTAAATAAGACCGGTTCTAAATTAGGAATATCACCTAATGCAGAATTAATACCATTACATATGTTTTGTATAAACTTAAAAAGGAAAAGATCACCCTTATCATTAGTATCTTTTTGAAGACACCCTGCTACAAAATCATAGTTAAGATATATATTCATAATTTGACCATACATTATTGAATTATCCTGCCCCTCAACTACTACCCAATCTTTCATAGCCTTTATAAAAGACCAATAGGTTTTAACACCGGTCTTTTTTGAAGACATCTCTGTTGATGAATTAATTGATATATTACTTGTAAATAAAGGTTTTACTAAGGCTACTTTTGGATCAAATGAAATTTGATTTGGATAAATTGCCATTATATTAGACTTAACGTCTGTGTCTATACTTAACATACCAGTACCTGACATATTAGGGATACAGAATTGGTTAATTTTTCTTAATAGTTCTCCAAAGGTTAAATAGTAACCAAATTTATCAATATCAACCCCTTCTCCGTCATTTAGTCCTTTAATAGCACCTAATAATGCTTTATCCCCATCATCTTTTTTTAGGAGCCAGTACATATTTAAATACTCACCATAACCCCACCACTTTCGTCTCCCTTTGGGGTCCATAATGTCTGTAAATAAATCATAAGCTAGTGGAGATGAACCTGCATTGTTTACCACATTGGAGGCCATAGATGTAGGAAAATTTTGAAGGCCAGTACTATACCCATTTACAATCGCAGCTATATCTTCTTCTGTTTTTACTTGTTGAGGAAGGTTTACTTTTAAGGATTCAATAACATCCCCTACTGACATTAATGTTAGTGTAATAGAATAACTTCCATCTTGTTCAAAACTCCAATTAAAATTACTAACTTTTCCTATAAACCCATCATAATTACCACTATATAATCCTCGATATCGTTCAACATCCTTAGTTAATTTTCTAAAGTTATAAGTTTTATAATCTTGAAACCATATATCCTCAGTTATAGTATTACCCATTTGTTGGATTTCATCATTATTATTTAAGAACTTATCCCAACCCCATTCAAGTATCATGGTGTATCCTAACCTAATATATAATAACTCAATAAGTTCAAATTGAAACTTATTATAACATTTAAGTTCAACTGTTGCTTTTCTTATTGAACCTCTATTTAAACAATCTACCTTAGCACTAATAAGACCAGGAGGAGGAGAAAAACCTTCATCTTTACCCCCTAAACCATATGACGATGCTTCATTCCATACTTGACCTGTTGTAGAAATTCCACTTCTTTGACTATACCCCCCACTATCTCCCTCTCCTTTTTGGGTTTTATTAGAGGGAATTACTGTTGATATTGTATTAAATAATACAGCTTTAGTAGCTAGTTTATTACCTAAAAAGTCAGCTGGTTTTGAAAATCCTATATCTTTTAATCTAGATTCTCCTGTAGTTCTTTCAGTCTCCTCAATGTCTTTTAATGTTAAAGTTGGTTTTGTTTTTTTAAGTTCAACTAACATTTCATTTTTAGTTTGAACCCTAACAGAGGATGCTAGTTTTAACCAAGCATTCCTGTTGTTTTGTATTTGGAGTTGCTGGGGTGTTCTAAGTGTATCAAACCCAGAACCCGCAGTTTGTTGTCTAATTTGGAGTTGTTTGTCTACAAATTCTTTAAATGATTCTCCTACTAATCTTCCCATAACCTTTTATTTTCTTAGATTTAAAATATCATAATCCGCCTGTATTTGACCTATATTAATAGGGATTCTAATTTGAACCCCTAAAGGTAAGTAATAGGAATCTTGTTTTAAAAATTCATTTGCTGTAGAGATTATCCACCATAGGGTTGGGTCACCATAATATTGGTTTGATAATATATCTAATCTATCTCCTTCTTCAGTATAAACATATACATCACTTTGTTGTAGGGCGATTGAAGGATATTTAATATTTTTATAAAAAGAGACACCAGACAAACCTTTTTTGTTTTCTCTGCTAATTATCTTTATTTTAGTGTATCTCCCCATTTATTTATTTTTTAGGAATATAATTAATATTATCTCCTTGTCCATCGTAGTTATTTCCTGATGCCGCTGCTAGGTTAATATAATGCTCTGGTCCGTATTTGTCAAGGAATTTACCACCTCCCTCTAATGCTTTACCATTAGCAAATGTATTTTGTTGTAATTGAGGTACAAAGTCATGTATAGGTATAAAGGTAAATCCTGAAACTTTTACCATCATAGGCATTTCTTTAACTGAAGGGTCGGTAAATATTTCTTTCTTTTCTTGTCCCCTATTTACATATTTAATATTCCCATTATCTGGTATTGATACTTCCCATGGAGATTCTTCTGGGATATCAATATTTAACCCCGTCATAACCCCAACTTGTTCTTGAAAATACCCTCCTACTGTCAATGTAATTAAATTTCCTCTCATATACCCGAAGTTTGAATAATCAGGAGCACAAACTGAGGCTAAATAATTTAATTTCTGGTACATAGGTATTAGCTCTTGTTTTGATTGGGCTGCTACAGTCCAAGCCATACTTACTTTTCTATCAAACCCTCCATACTTATAGAAATTTTCAGCCCTACCCATATATTTTTGTGATTTCCACTCTGCTGAGTAGTTGTCAGACATTGAGTCTATAAAAGCTCTAAAATGGATATAAGTTTTTAATTCAGGGTTGTCGTTGTCTATTACCCCAATTCTAAACTTTACTAAGTCGTTTTTTACACTATTAGTAGTTACAGAGGTTGATTGGTAAAGAGGTAAAGCTGTGATTTTATCTAGGGCTTTCATATAGCCTGAATTTCCTTCTACAGAGTCAGGTTGGTTATTAAGTGCACCTCTTTTTCCAATTGTGTAACTTTTTAAATTACCTCTTCTTCCGGGGTCACCTAAATTAACTCTTTGTTCTATATTCTTTTGAGTATAATCTAATGTATCAGGAATTTGCTCTGACCCATCTGGTGCTATAATTTTAGTAAATGACGGTTTATAAAACTTCCCATCTTTACTTGTTGGGATGTAATCTTCTAATTCAGCTTGAGTAAATACTTGTCTTGGTATTATTTCAGAAACACCACTTCTTAATTTATTAAGATCTGTTTCTAAGGTTCCAGATTTATATACACTTCTAGAAAGTGTTAAGGGACTTATAACATCATTAGGGTTAAATAAAGTATTTAGGTATACAAATTGAGAAGATTTACTTAGGGATGATACCCATTTAGTAGTAGCTCCATAAGCTTTTTGAATATCCTCTATATCTTTAGCTTTATTTAAACCTGGTGTATAAACACTAGGAACATAATTTACTTCACCTGTTGATAAAGTTGTATTAAATACTGTAACATTATTAGAATTAATTATTTTAAGATTATTCTCAAATTGTTGTTTAAATTCTAGTTGAGTATTAAATTGATTATTAATACCCGTTCTTTGATCTAAAGGTACTCTGATTTTTGTCTTTCCTATCCCTAATGTTGATCCTGGTCCTCCCCCATATTCAAACAATACATTATCTGTTTGTTTGTTTGTAATTTTTAATAAAAGTGGTTCTAATCTACTTTTGTTACCCTCAACCCCATTTGTAGCTATTGTATTTAAATAAGTTGGTAAACCAAAAAGTGAATTACCATCTGGGGATCCTTTAGTTGTTTTTTTAAAAGGATTTAAACCTTGTTTATTTAAATGACCACCAAAAACACCCGCGGCGGATTGTCCTATAGTACCTAAAGGAGAATATATTCCTTGGTTTAAACCTATATTACTTTTTATAAAATCTCCTATTTTACCTATAAGTGACGTAGGGCCATTGCTTACTGTTATACCTCTATCTTCTACATACTCTTCATACCCTACTTCTGAGTTAACATTAGTTAATGACAATACATTTTGTTTTGCAAAAAATAATGTACCTGTTAGGTTAATTGGTTGACCATTTGTGTTATCCCCGTTATAAAATAACTTAGATATTCGTTTAGTATCGTTAGCTATGATCTTAGGTAATAGTGAACCCCCACGTACTAGAAAATCGGGTCCTCCTGTTTTTCCTAAATCAGAAAAACTATCGGGGATTTTACTAGTTACATAAGGTTGGTTACTATTTCCACCTCCTACTGTGTCCTTACCATACCTTAAAGATTTAAGGTTGGTTGTCATATTAACTAAACCCATCTATTTATCGGGGTAAACGTTCTAAATAATTTTGTCTAGTTGATAGAGAACTTCCACGATCAAGTAAAGAAGGGGAAGGTAGAACACCATTATTAGGCTCTACTTGAGAAGCGTTTGGTTTTCCAATGGTTGAATAATCATAATGTAGAGTAGACTGTTGGAAATTTGGTGTTTTAGGTGTTTGACCACTTAAACTTGTGGCACTAGCTTGACCTGATATTAATTTGTTTAATAAACTCATAATTGTTGTTTTATTATAAATATTAGACTATTGTATTTCGTATAACCCCATTGGAGCCATATCTGGTGTTTTTTTAATAAGTTGTGCTAATAGCGAATTAGTAGCATTCATGTCTGTTTTACTTTCTACTACTGTTGTTGACCCCCCACTATTATTCGCCATGTTAGAAGCTCCAGGGAATGCAACAAAATCATCATTTTTAGATAGCTCAAATAACCCTCCTTCTTTTGTAGATACTTGTGTTTTACCATCTGCTGGTGAGTTAACATCTCCTACTTTACTTAAAGCACCAAAACCTGCTGCTAGTGTTGCAGCTGCTGCTATTGGACCTAATACCCAACCTGCAACTGGTATTGCAGCCGCTGATTGGAATGCCATGTAAGCTGCTAATACAATAGCTATACCTACTATACCCTTCATTATTTTACCAACGGTACCAAGGGGTCCTGTAAGATTTGATATTCCTTCACCAATCTTTCCAGTAAGTTCCATAAGAAGCATAAAGGGTTTAATAATAAAACCAACTACTTCTAGAATACCCCCTAACATTTCAAACACCGGCATCATAGATTCACCTATCATTCCAAAAATTTCATTTATCCTTTCAGTTGAAGCCGCCATTTTATCTGCTTGCCCCACTTGTTGTCTTAGACCTTCAATTCCTTCTTCTGCTAGTTCTTTTTGTGCCTGTTCTAAACCAACTGCTTCTATTCTTTTATTTAATAAGGCTTCAGTTTCAGCTGCTTGTTCTCCTGTAGCTCCAGCTAATTGTTCTTGTACAAATAAGGTTTTTGCTAAATCTTCTCTACCCATACCTACAGCTTTGGCTAATGCTTCTTGCTGTATTCTATTCATAGCCGTAAATTCAGCGGCTGAACCTGCTTGTTCTGATATTTCTTTTGCTACTGTTGCTAAATCATTATTTAAAGCTGCCTGTCTTGCTTTTTCTAAGTTAATATCCTTACCTAACAATACTTCGGCTTGTAACTCGTTTTCGATAGATTGTTCAAAATCAAGTAAACTACCTGCTATATCATCTACTTTAGACATTTCCATACCTAAAGATTTTGCAGTTGCTACCGCATCAGCTATTAATCCAGGGTTTTTACCCAAAGATAATGTTGTTGCTGCTGATACTTTGCCTATATCTTTTAATAAATCTTTTTCATTTAATCTTACTCCTAAAGCCGTTGATGAAATTTTAGCCTGGGCCATATATTCACCTGTGACCTCATTAAGTGATTTACCGGTAGAATCTGATATTGCTTTTATACCTAATAATTCTTCATTAGTAAACCCTGCCATCTCTCTCATTTCAGTAAACTGAGTAAGCATTTCCTTACTAGGAGTTACACTAGTACCTAAGGCTTTGTTCATTTCCATCATGGATTCTGACATTCCTTTGGTACTAACAAACACATTACCACTATCTACTGCAGCCTCCCTTAATTGGCCCCTCATTGCTAAGGCACTATCATAAGACATATTAAGGCCTTTAGCCATCTCGGAAGCAGCTTTATCACCTTCTATCATAGCCGAAACTAGCTTTACAATCATAGCTACAGGACCTAAAGACTTCATAAAACTCTTAAACATCCCTTTAGCACCTGCAGCCATAGATGCACTATCTATTGCACCTTTAGAGAAACCACCTTCCATGTTCTTTTGGATGTCTTCAACAGAAGCTCCAGATTCTTTAAGGGCATCCTCCATACCCATTCCTTCTTCCCTAAGTTTAGCATATTTGTCAGCACCAAACTTCCTCTTCTCCATATCAGCTGCTATACCTTCAGCTTCTTTAGCAGCAGCCCCAAACATTGGAGCAAGACCTGAAAGTAATGGGATTTTATCCAACACTTTTTCTATACCCCCAAACAGAGATACACCTTTAGCATTTGCTATATTTTGTACTGTATCGTCTACTAACCCTAATTCAACTTTAAGTGCAATAGCACTATTAATTTGGTCCTCTATACTACTTGCTAAATTTAAATTTAATTCTGCTCTAGTTGCATCTAAATCTGCTGAGTCCTTTATTAATTTTGATTGGACTTGCCTTAGTGAATTTATATTCTTAGTTACTGCTAATCTATTGTCGTCTAATTTTTTAAGTGATCTAGCATTAGTTAAATCTTCTTTTCCTAAAGCTGAAAGATTTTCTGATATTTTAGATATAGAATTTGTTGCTCTAAGTATAGCAGATTTTTCTGCTTTTTGAAATTTTAATTGGGTTAGTTGGTCTTTTAAGACATTTGAAACATCTTGTTGTTCACTGGTGATAGCCTGATCTGTGGCTAGTCTATCTTTAGCTATCTTATTTCCCTCTGCTAATAAACGGTTTTGATCCGCTACTAGCTGCTTCATAGTTTTAGCATTATTTATTTGTTCACCAGCCATAGAAATGTTTTATTATAAATATTACTAATTATAACTTGTTTTACCCTTATATGCTTTACTTGCTTCGGCAAATGCTGGGGTGTTAACTTTACCGTCAGAGTTAACTAGATTCTTGTTTGATGCTCCACTCTTTCCGGCATTTTCAACCGACTTTTTTTCTTCAGCATAAAAATCTTTTATTTCTGAGTAGGTAAATTTTCTTAACCATATAGGCATGTTATATACCGTGTTATAGTCATACCCACCTTTACCATGAAAGATTAATTGGTGAATCATTTTAAAAAGATGTAAACGTATCTCGGGGGCGTTAGTCGTAGTCAGGCCAAAAAAAGTTTAGACCAATTGGAATGGTCACCTCCTCTCCATTATCCAAAATATAGGATAGATTTACATCTGGTTGTGTTTTAGCAATATTGTCTCTAAATGCTCTAGAATCTCTAGCTAAAAACATATTATCTACAAATCCTCTAATATCTTTCTTTTCTTCACTGCCATCTACTGATGTGATTAAATGTTTTAATCTTGTAGTAAGGCTTGATGAATCTTCTTTATTGAGTTTTTTAAGACCTGCTAATTCTCGATCTATTTGTTTTTCTACTTTACCTGTAGATAGTTGGTATGTTAAAACAGTTCCAGTAGCTGGGGTTGTAAAAGTAAATTCGTTTTTACCTGCTTCAAATTGCTTTTCATCAAATTCTTTGTTTTCTAAAGTTGACATATCTAAAACATAGCTTGTCCCTTTTACTGAGATTTCATAATCTTTACCATATCCTAAAATACGAGTAGCAATTAACAGTGCGTTTTTATCACCAACAATTAAGTCATCGATATTAATATCTTTATTTATAATTACAGACTTTAATAATTTTTCTAATACATTTCCTTTTTGGATAAAGGATTGATTAGAAAGGATATCTTCTTCCTTTGCTGTCATGTATTTGATTTCTACTTTACCACTTGATAAGGGATTGTCTTTAGAATAGATTAAACCTTTTGACGGTAATTCTATTTCTTCGGTTGGGAATTTAAATTCACTCATATAAATTTTATTTAATTATAACTTTATTGTTCTAGTATACATATGTAATATACAAAAAAGCTTGGCGTGAGCCAAGCAATTTTTGATAATTTATGTAATTGTTTCTTAGAAATTTAAAATACAATAATCAGGTTGTACTGTTATTTGTAATTCAACAGCAGCACTTTCATCATCCCAACTATAATCACCGAAATTAGCATCTGTAATCATAGCACCTTTGATGATCCATTCAGATACGATATCACCTACAGGTCCTAATACGTTCATAGTTAAATCCTTTTTATAGAAATCACTATATCCGTCTCTACCAGTTACTGATTCATGGTGTAATCTAACCCATTCCATACATGCTTGAGCACCTGATGGTGTAATTGGATCAAATAACGTCATTTGAATTGTGTTCCAAAGTGTTTTACCTTTAACGTATCTTGCAACGTTAATGTGGTTCAACTGAACTGTACCTTGAGTTAATGAAACAGCTCCCATACCTTTAATTTGGTATGATGGAATCCCATCCACATAAAGAATAAATCTGTTCTTTTGCTTCGGTTCGAATGCTGTATAAAATATTTCGTTCGGGTCTAATACTGCCATTGTTATATATTTTTATTATAAATATTCTAGTTTTTTGTTTTTATTCAGGAAATGTTGCTCCAGTTGGTAAAACATTGAAATCTAGAATTACGAATTCAGCTGTTTTAGTTGGTTGTAAGTAAATCTGACCTACTAGCTCATTTCTATCTATTACATCTGGTGTGTTATTAGTAGCATCCATTACTACTTTAAAAGCATATAATCCCTGTCTTTGTTGTACTGATTCTAAGTATGGGTTTACATTTGCTAAGAAATTATTTCTTGTTGCATTTGTGTTTTGTTCGAATACTAAGTTATCTGATACTTGAGAGATATATCCTTTAAGTGCAATTAACAATCTACGTACATTTACTCTATCTAAAGCACTTGCTCTTTTCTGTAAAGTTTTCTGTCCAAATACTACAACTCCACTTCCTGGGAATGTTGCAATTGGGTTTACATTTGCTTCATATAATGTATCTCTGTTTCCAGATGTTAATTTTCTTTCTGCTCTTACTACACTTCCTAAAGCTCCTCTAATTAGACCTGCTGGTGCAAACCATGGATCTGAAGAAGCATCTGTAAATGCATAAACTGCAGGAATATATGTTGAAGCTGGTGCCCAAACTGTTTGTCCGGTTCCGGCATCTACCGTTTGTAACCACGGCCAATAAGTTGCTGCATATGAGCTATCATATTTTGTTGCTTCTGTTGTAACTGCGTTGATTTGCGAGTTATACGCTGCGACATCGATTACTGCTATACAATCTGTTCTACCTTGTGCAAGTGTTACTAATCTTGTAACAGTATTTGAATGTAGTTGAGAGTTTAAACCAGGTGCTGTGATTACATTAAATTGATAATCATCAGAATTGCTTAGTAAGTTAATGGATTGTGTATAATTATCCATTATTAAACCTTGTATATTACCTGTCGTAATATTTTCATTAAATTTAACTGGGGAATTTGTTGCTGTAACATTATCTCCAGTAGCTCCTGAAAATGATCCTGAACCTCCATTTACTGCTATATTAGGTAAGCTAGATGTAAATTCACTTTTTGCTTGACCATTATTATCGAAATATTGAGGGGTTGGTTTGTTAACATTTTCTACATATATGTAAGCACTTCTTTGTGGGTAATTACCTAATGTTTTAACAAAGTAATCAGTTCCATCTTGTGCTACTTCATAATAAGTATCTCCAATTACATTCGAAATATAATTTGGGGCAGTTGGATCTAATGATAAATTGTTATATGTTTCTAATACTGTCTTTGATGTTGAAGTATCATTTCCTCTTCTAACTAATAATGAAAATTGTCCCGAGGCTGTGTTTACTGAAGCTACTTCCCATCTAATGTTATCATTTGTACCATTAGTTAAAGTTCCATTTGCTCCGTCTACTACTTGGGAATTGTTCATATTAACACCCTCAGAAATAGTTTTAATAGTAAATGCACTTGTATTTTGAAGATCTGACTCTGTTAATGTAACTGTAAGATCTGCACCATTTGGTTTTGTAGCACCTAAAGATTCTGATGTGAAGTTAATAACATCACCTGCTATATAAGCAATACCCTCTGTTGTTATAGTAATAGATGTGATTGTTGACACTGTTGCGTCTATATCTTGTGCCGCTATTTCAATTGAGGCAATTGCTGAATTACCATTTCCACCCTCTACTGGTACGTTATTTACTGTTCCACCCGTAGAACCTGTTATGTTTATTACTGGGGATACATTAACTGATGATAATAATGCATCAACTCCTGTTACTAATTTACCTTCAGTTATTGAACTAGGGATAGAAGAAGAAGCGCCATCGAAGCTTCCAGAAACTACACGAGTCATTAATAATGATTCACCACCTTGGGCAAAATAATTTCTTGCGGATATAGAATTTAAGTAAGTATAAAATTGAGATCCACTTTCTACTGTACTTCCAAATATTGCTTCATATTGAGAAAAAGTAGAAACTGCAGTTGGTATTCCAACTGGTCCTTTAGTAGCGGGTCCAATAATAGCTGCACCATAAGTTACAGGTCTAGCACCAATAAAAGATTGGTCGTTTTCCCTTGCTAAGACACCTGGAGATAAAAGAGTTTGCTCTGCCATTGTTTATTAATTTATTAGTATTGTTTTATTATAAATATTAGAAAATATTTCGAAATATTAACCTATTGAAGTAAATTCTCCTTTTTCTAGGTCTATATTACCTTCACCATATTTTTCTTGTAGTTGACTACCAGTATCTACTTGATCTTTTTGTAATTTATCAAATTCTTCTAATAGTAATTTCTTTTGTTTTTTTAAGGCATCTATTCTTAATTCTGTTGCACCTAACCCACCTACTATTTCATTATTTCTAGTTTGGTAATCTTGAAGTGTTTGTAACTCTTTTTCTGATAACTTTTTAATGCTCATAATATATTTTTTGTTTAATTATAAATATATATAAGTGGGTTAAAAATTACGTTCTTTTTCTTCCGTCTTCAGTAGGGTTAGAAATAATTTCTATACCATTTATATCTGATACTGCTTCGGTGTTAATAGTTATTTTAGCTTTTGAATTATATATTTTAGTTGCATTTAATTCTTTTTGGATTGTATCCGGTAGTATGTACCCCCTTAATCTAATATTAAAAGTACCGGTTACTAATCTATCTTTACCTTGAGTTAATTCAGTTGCGGTTGTAAAACTATCTATAAAGGCTCTAAATTGAAACCTTTCAGGCATACCCCAATAAGCATCAGAGGCATATTCACACGCTTCTATTACTTTATTTAATTGTTCCATATAGTAAGTTTGAATTAAACAACTATATTCTAACGTTACGTAGTCAGGTTGTGCTACTACATGAAATTTTTCAATTGGTTTTCTATTATTTAAAGTTCCAAAGTTACTATAAAAGTTTTTTGGGCTGTATTGTTTAGACCACTTACCATATAAATTGGGTTGGTTAGCATCTAGTTTATTTGCTACTGTTCTATCTTTAGATAATGAATCCCTTTTAATTACAATAATAGGTAACATAATTGCACCTTTTTTGTCTCTATAATACCCATCACGTTGGAATGATTTCCACCTCTCAGGAGCACCATATATTACAGGTACATCTCTTTTTATTCCATTTTGGTAAACAAAAGGTTTAATTTTATTTTGAAAATAATAAAAAATCGCTTCATCAATATCCTTTAAACCAATAGCATATTGTTTTGAACTATCCCCCTTTAAACTCATGTTATTAGACCTATTAAAGTCAATCCCAGTTTCAGTATAATTAGGGTTTGGGGGAGAAATGGCGTTATTTGGGTTGCCTACTTCTCCTCTATCTTCTATTCCCTCAAATGCACTTTGTTTTGAATTACTTAGTGTTAATTGAGATTTTGGTATTGGTTTTCTTGGTTTTGCCATTACATTCTTTCTATATAAGGTGATATCGCAACTTTATCAGCTGGGATGTAATAAGTTGAGCATAATATAGATACATTGTTACCGTATAAATCTAAATTTGGATTTAATGGGTTAGGAGTACCGTCTGAATCATTATTAGGGTAAGATGGGTTTTTGCCTCCCCAATATTGGTTAGCAATTGTACTTTGTACACCATAATAGGCTGTTTCGTATAAAATAATATCTCCTACTCTAGGTACTACATCGGCATCTACTAAATCATCTCTAAAGAAATAGAAATTTATACCTTGTTCAAATTGTACCCCTTCTATATTTTCAGCATATTGTTGGTCTCCTCTATCAATTAATATATTGAATAAAAAAGGGCCATCATAATATTTTTCTTCAGCGGCTTCGCCGTAGATATTTACTTTAGTTTCTTCTAATTTAAATTGATATAAGGCGCATTGTTGAGTAATAATATTACCCATCAATTCTCTATTAAACTTTCGCATTAGAGAAACATCTCTAACTTTAGTGTACATTGCCATATTATCCTATAAAAATTGTATATGGAACTTTCTGTAATTCCAACATTTTTGAATCTCCTTCTTTAGCTCTTCTTTCTAATGAGGCCATTCTAGAGGTTTCATCTAAATATGTTCTTAATCTTTCTATTAATGCAGTTTTTTCTGCTGTAGCTGCTGCTATTAAATCTGATTGGTTTAATGTTACATCTGCATTTGGGATTGGAATAGTACCATATTTACCTCTAACATACCCTAACATTTCTTTTGATAAAGCTAAAGTGTATTCAAAAATCCACTGTCTTCCAACACTATTTATTTGGTTATAATTAGGGTTACCATATGGTGCATTAGAAACATTTGTTACATTCCCTGGGGACTGTTGTACTCCGTTATTTATTCTTTCGTCTCTTAATATATACTCAAACCATAATTTGGGAGATTGGTCAACACCAAAAATACTAAAATTAGGTATTGGGAATATTTTTAAATTGTCCCCTCTAATTTCAAATGAGTAATTATTTCTTCGGATAGTTTCCGCCATTTCAATTTGTTGGATAACTGCGACTTCATAATTTAATGGAGACATTAAGTATCCACCTCCTCCACCGAATCCTCCCATTCCCATTACTCCAGCTGCTGCTACACCACCAAATCCGAACCCATTATAGGGGTCTAAAAATCTTGCAGATGCTGGGTATGGTTCTTGATAAAATACCCTTTTAATTTCAATACCATGCATGTATTCAGAACCGGTATAACCACTAGCTGTCATAAATGTCTGGAAAGAATAATTTTGTTGACTAGATGTTAGAGCAAAAGAACCTGAATAATAATTTACATTACCTCCTGAACCTGCTTCTTCACCATATTGTTCTGATAGTCTAACTATTGGTTCAAAACTCGGTGTTATAAGCGCTGTGTTTAAGTTTGATGCCGTTGGTAATCCCTCTAGAGATAATTGATTATCTCGTATTTTATATGCGTATATCTCATTACCATATGTGGTAGTTGCTTCCTCAAAAGCAGTAAAAAATGAACCAGATTGGAGTTCAACATCTACCAAAGGGAAACCTAGTCTTTGAGCACAAAAAT